GATTACTTGTATCTTCTGCCCAGTCTACTGATGTTTCTAAAGCACGAGCCATAGCATCTGTTGCTGGTTCTTTGTATATCCAAAACTTTAGAAACTCTTCATATAGCTTATCACTGCCCCAGTGATCTATACGCTTGTTGTTTTTAAGTAACCAATCAGCAAAACGTTCTGCGTTGACTACACGAGCATTAACACAATAATTGCCAAACTTGATAAATGCTTTATAGTATGCTGATGTAGCAAAGTCATCAAATGTTTTATTCTTTGCTGAGCCCTGTGTCATTTCATAGAAACGCTTAAAGTTAGTAAAGCCTATTCTACTAGCAGGTGTATCTTTGTTTTGAAAACGTTTCTTTTGCTCACAGACGTGAACACTTAGAGTGTTCTCTCTACTAAATTCTCTGTCGCAATACTTACACTTATAAGTCTGCTTTGATTCGCTTGTCATCCCAGCCATGTTCTTTTGCTAACTCTTTAATTTCTTTTGGGGTTAATAATGATAGTAATAAGTCCATTTCATCTGACTTCATGTTAGGATATAATTCACTAACAAACTTTCTTACTTTTGAGCTTGGTGCTTTACCTTCTTTTTTCTTTGCGGCTAACCAATAGTGAAACTGATTGCCCATGTTTGGTGATACTGTGGTACACATTAACCACTGTAGTTTTGTGTGTTTGTTTAAGTCAAAGAAATATTTGTTGACAAACTTATTAGTTGCCATCAAGTAATATGCCTGTAGGTCTTTGTTACCACCTACACTAGCACCATACCTCAACATTAGATAAGTTGAGAACTGTTTACGTTCTTCATCAGTAAACTTGTCATAGTAGTCTCGATCTTTACGATCATAAGCCGCCATTTCATTACCAATGTATAGTGGACTTGATTTATCCGCCATTAAAATACCTTATCGTATTGTACTACTTCACAATTACGTGAAATGTCCTTAACAAAATATATACATTCAGGTTCTTTGTGATCACCTAGTGGTATAGTTAGTAGTTGTCCGTTCTTAAGTTTAGGACAGTACCAGTTAACATCATTGTACACATCTATAATCTCAATATCAAGAAACGTACTTCTAAATCCTGTTAACGGATTAAATTGAAATGCTTTGAACCCTCTGTCGTTAATTGCTGTTAGTGGTAGTACTTCTAAGTTACCACAGTCTGGTTCACCAATTAAGATTTGCCAATCTACTGGCATTTTAATTTCGTGATCGCCAATACGTAATACTAACGCAGGTGAGTTAAATGATTCTAAAAAGATCAATGGTATCCAATGGTGATCAGGATTTGCTGGATCACTATTATCCAATACACTAAAACGCATATCATCTACTTCTTCTGGAAGTTGATCTAATTCATATCTAATATTGTCTAAAGTTAAAATTCTCATGTAGTTATTTTACAATCCTATGTACATTTTGTCAACCCTGCCAATCTACTTTTTCTACCGTAAACGGATAGTTGGCTTCCTTGTAGAACGCTTTACGCTTAGTTAAATGTCTTTTGGCAAATTTACATGTTGATGTTATATCCCAAATTTGCACAAAATCTTTATCCTCAGCCTTCCTAATGCCTCGACCAATACTCTGAATAACCCGTACAAAACTCTTACCAGGCTCCACGAGCACCAAATTAAAGATCCGAGGAATATTAATACCAACAGCGGCAACACCGTAAGTAGCAACAATAACTCTATCATCCATTGTGGCCACTTCGTCATAGGATTCTTTTCTATCATTTGCTTTAGTTCCTCCTGAAACAAACACTGATCCAGGTATAAGTTCTGTTAAACGCTTACCTGGCGCTATACGATCAACTAGAATTAATGTATTGCCTGTTTGCTTAATTTCATTAATTAAGTTAGAAATATATTTCATTCTATCTTCTGTTTCTAACAAGTATCGCAATTCTGATTGATAGTCTCGGTATTCAACATGATCTACTAACTGTACAACATTAACATGACAGTTTGCCAATACACCTTCTTGCTGTAGTTCATTTGCTGACAGTCTACCTATAACATCACCAAGACTACACTTTAAACTCATAAACTCATATTCTTCTTTGGGCACTGTACCTGTTAGTCCCCAACGTATAGGAACATGCGACATAGGACCTGTCAACAGTGTTCTAAGTGCATCTGCCTTGGCCATGTGTACTTCGTCTACCATGACACAGACTACATCATGTAAAAACTCATCTATTGTGATATCAATATCTTTAGCACGAGTCTTTTTCATCATAATGTTTAGACTTTGCCAAGTACAGATAGTATGTGTACGACCAAACTCTTTACGATCACCAAAGAACACACCTACGTCTAATCCCATGTTGATGTAGTCTGTTTCTGTTTGTGTAACTAAACTTTTGTTTGGAACGATAACAATAGTACGACCATGTGCTTCACATCTATGACTTAGTACAGCAGTAATTAGAGTTTTACCTGCACCTGTGGCTACTTCTTGAATACATTGTGGGTTTTCTAAAAACTTGTTGACTATGTCAACTTGATAGTCACGTAACATAATAGGCTGACCTTCTGCTGGATGTTTGGGTGGCCAAACATAATCACTATAACTATCTTCTTGTACAGATTCAAAACCATAGTTTGTTGAATAGTCACGGACATCTTCTAGCTCAATATCATAATTGAATTCTTCTAGTACAGGAATAATATCTGGTAGTAGGTTAACATAGGTTGAACCACCTAGTTGAAAGAAGCCAACTTTACCATCCCAACGACCTAGTCTAACTGCTGGCATATACCTAGCACCTGGGACTTCATATTTGAATTTATTGGTCAGCGTTTTACGAGCGTCAAGTTCAAGACCTTCAATCTTAACATTAACTTCGTCTTTGACTATTATTTTACAGTTTCGCATATTATTTTATTATATAGTAGAAAAGGTGAAAGGCACACTATTTTGGTAATGTGCCTCTCGGTAGTCAGTTAGAAAAATGTTAGGAGCGAAACTAACTGACTAAAAACTAGGCCGCTCTGCGTTTCATACATGTTACTTCTGCCATCTCACGCCAATTAGTTTGTGATACCTTGCGTAAGTCAGCAACTTTAAGCGCCATACGTAAACTTACTTCGTTTAACTTCTCACAGTTTTCTGTTAAGAAGTCTAAAATTTCTTCACACTGCACACCAGATAAATCATAGTCTTGAAACAATGCACCTGTGCCTGCAATCTGTTTAATGCGTAGTAGTTTATCACGCATTGTGTCCAATGTTAGATCTAAGTAGTGACATCTTGATTGCACTGCT